ATTCCAAAGCCTTTACCAGCACCAGCTAGACCAGTAACAGCAGTAGCTAAAACTCCTGACATTGAGATGGCTGATGACGAGGTAGATATTGCAGGTCAAAAGAAAAAGAAGGGTAAGAAAGCCCTACGTACAGACATAATCGCAGACATGGGAACACAGACAGGAAGCACAGGTTCTGGTCTACAAATTCCTACAGGGGGACAGTAGCATGGGTGCGCCAGCAAAGAAAATAAAGAAGGCTGTTAAGAAAGCTACCAAGTTTGTAGATAAGAAAATTGTTGAGCCTTTGGAACGTCCAGTTAAAAAGACCATTAAGAAGGTAGATAAGGCTGTAGTGGAACCACTAGAGCGTCCAGTTAAAAAAGCTATTAAGAAGGTAGAGAAGGCTGTTGTTGAGCCTGTAGAAAAAGTATACAAGAAGGCTGTTACTGAAGTTAAAGACACTGTAGCAGGTACTGATAAGACAGATCGTAGACCTCCTCCAACTTCACAGACAGCACAAGCACGTACAGGTGCGCCTAGAGAAGAAGCTGAAGAAGTAGAAGCTACTATAGAAACAGAGGGCGTTAAGCGTAGAAAGCGTAGAAAAGGTAAGAAGCAACTTGTCACACCAGCAGCAGCTATTGCAGTGGGTGGTAGTGGTGGTTCTGGCTTGAATATACCGAAGGGATAAGGCTATGGGTGCTTTAACATATAACACAGGTGAGGTTAAGAAACTCATGGGCAGAGATGCTGATGATGAACAAACCCTACGTGTAGAAGACCCTGAGGAACAGGCGATGATAGATGAAGAAGAAAGCATCTATAAGAAAAAGAAGAATACGTTAGCCATCCCACCCTACAGAGGTATTACTACCTAAAGGATTAGACTATGGAAATGGAACTAGGTACAGTAGCTAAACGCTACAGCCAACTGGAAGGTGAACGTGACACCTTTCTTGAACGAGGGCGAGAGGCAGCTAGACTAACTATCCCTACTCTGTTACCAGAGGAAGGACATAGTTCGTCCTCAACATATGCTACACCATACCAAGGTATTGGTGCTAGGGGTGTAAACAATCTAGCCTCTAAATTATTGATGGCTCTCCTGCCACCTAACACACCCTTCTTTCGTCTGACCATTGATGACTTTGACTTGCAGGAACTTGCAGGTGATAATCGTGGACAGGTAGAAGAAGGTTTAGCACGTATTGAACGTGCAGCCTTGGCAGAGATTGAGGGCAAAGCAGTTCGTGTCCCTGTATTTGAAGCACTAAAGCTTCTTATTGTATCAGGTAATGCGCTTTTATTTAAAGACCCAAGGGGACAGATGCGTGTGTATCGTCCTGATCGTTACGTAGTTAAGCGTGACATGATGGGGAACGTGCTAGAAATTATTACAAAGGAATCAGTAGCGGGTATTATGTTGCCAGAGGCAGCACAAGCTGTCATTACAGCAGGTGATACCCCAATGAAGAACCACCACCTGTATACCAAAGTTTGTCGTACTAAAAAAGGATGGGAAACTGAACAAGAGGTAGCAGGTATATCCATTGAGGAGTCCAAGGGTACTTATAAAGTAGACCGAAATCCCTTTATCCCACTACGGTTTATCCGTATTGATGGTGAGGACTATGGGCGTGGCTTCATTGAAGAATACTTAGGAGACTTACGTAGTCTTGAAGCACTAACTAAAGCTATTGTTGAGGGTAGTGCTGCATCAGCAAAGCTACTATTCTTGGTACGTCCTAATGGTACAACCAAGACTAGCCAGCTATCCAAAGCACCTAACGGTGCGTTTGTTACTGGTGATGCTAACGATGTCTCAGCTATGCAAGTACAGAAGTCAGGTGATTTCCGTGTTGCATTAGAAACTATGCGTATGATTAACGACAGACTGGCTGCGGCCTTCCTGTTGAACAGTGCTGTACAGCGTAATGCTGACCGTGTCACAGCCGAAGAAGTACGCTTTATGGCACAAGAACTAGAGACTGCGCTTGGGGGCGTTTACTCAGTTCTATCACAAGAGTTCCAGTTGCCTATGATTAACTTGCTGTTGACCTCATTGGAGACACAGGGCAAGATGCCTAAGATGCCAAGGGATAGTGTTAAACCTACTGTCGTAACTGGTATTGAGGCACTAGGCCGTGGGCAAGACCTTAACAAACTTGCAGCTTTCTTACAGTATCTTCAGCCACTTGGTCCTGAAGTTATTGCTAATGAAATGAACCTTGGTGATTACATAGACAGACTTGCAGCATCTCTTGGCATTGATACGTCAGGACTTATTAAGTCAGACGAACAGAAGCAACAAGAACAGATGATGCAACAGCAGATGATGCAACAACAAATGTTAGAACAAACAGCAGCAGGTATGGCACAGGGTGCTGCACCACAGCTAGCTAAAGGCGCAATAGAAACGGAGTAACACATGGCAGATGCCGTAAACACTTATCAAGAAGAACCAGCAGAGTCACAAGAACATATTGACGCTATGTTGGCTAAAGTTGAGGGTACTCAAGTAGACCCTGAACGTCCCGAATGGTTGCCAGAAAAATTTAAGAGTCCAGAGGAGATGGCAAAGGCTTACTCCTCTTTGGAGTCTAAGCTTGGACAATCAAGTAGTGAGGAAACTACGCCTGAACTAGAAGAAGCAGAATTGGAAGAAGTTACTAACCAATCAGCTAACGAAGTTTCTGACCTACTTGATTCAAAAGGACTAGACTTTGATGTGTTCCAAGAAGAATACATGCAAACAGGCACTCTATCACCTGAAGCATACCAAGCTTTAGAAGAAGCTGGTCTTTCAGAAACATTGGTAGACACATGGATAGAAGGGCAGAACGCTCTTGCTAACCAAGTGACATCTCAAATGCAGTCATTAGTAGGTGGTGCGGAAGAATATGGGCAGCTTGTACAATGGGCATCAGATAACTTACCAGAAGGTGAGGTTGATGCTTACAACCACGTAATGGAAACTCAAGACCCTGATTTAATCAGACTTGCAGTTCAAGGTCTTAATGCACGGTATCGTTCTGAGGCTGAACCTTCACTCCTTCAAGGGGGTACAGGTGAAGTCACAGGTGGGAAGTTCAGCAGCAACGCAGAATTAACTGCTGCTATGCGTGACCCCAGATACGCGCAAGACCCTGCCTACAGGCAACAAGTCGCTGATAAGTTGGCTCGTTCTAGCCTGTTCTAACATTGTTGCATGGGGTTGGGGGAGTAATCCCCCTTCCTTCTAGTTACATTACGGTGTGCCTAGAAGGGATCACATCCCTAACACGAAGCTAACATAACAAACGATTACCCCTGACCCCTTGCGAGGGACAATCTTGGAGAAAGGATGTAGTGTAATGCAGAGTGTATTTCAACTCACATTATACTCACTAAGGAGTAATTACAAATGGCACAAGCTGCTTCAAATCCGGCCTATAGCGTAAGCTTCCAAGGCCAGAATAACAATACAGGTGATGTACGTGACCTATTTCTCAAGCTGTATGCTGGCGAAGTCCTAACAGCCTTTGAGGAAAAGAAAGTCCTTATGGACAAAGTACGCACTCGTACAATCTCAAAAGGTAAGTCTGCTTCATTCCCAATGACAGGCCGTGCAACTGCTGAATACCTGACCCCTGGAAACGAGATTACAGGTGGGGCTATTCGTGCAGGTGAGCGTATCGTCACAATTGACGACTTGCTTATCTCAAGCCAGTTCATTGCTAACATTGATGAGGCAATCAACCACTACGATGTACGTTCAATCTACTCAAAGGAAGCTGGTATCGCACTAGCTAACGAGGCAGACAAGAACGTAGCACGTATGTTGACCAAGGCTGCACTGTCAACTAACGCAACACGTGCTGCTGGTCTTGTTCAAGACTACAAAGCCTTTACCGAAGAAGATTTCACAAACAACGTAACAATCGGTACAGCTACTGCTGACTCTCTTGACCCAGCAAAGTTGGCTAAGGCTATCTTTGATGCACGTAAAGAGATGGAAGTAAAGAACGTACCGACTGAGGGTGCTGTTGTTGTGCTTGCACCAGATCAGTACTACGCCCTCTTGGACGTAACTGATGGTAACAAGCTTACCTACATGAACAAAGACTTTGGTGGTAATGGTAGCATTGCTTCAGGTAACGTACCTTCAATTGCTGGTATGCCTGTAATCATGTCAAACCACGCCAAGGTATCTAACCTGTATGTGAACTTCACCACAGGCGATGCTAACGAAGGTAAGACTTCCGACAATGCACCACTGGCAAACACTGCTGGTTCTGGACGCACTACTCACTATGACCTGCCGACTGCTGCTGTAGACGGTGCTGACATGGTGGCTCTTGCTTCTAAGTTCCGTGGCTTTGTCTTCACACCAGACGCTGTTGCTACTGTCAAGCTTCTTGACCTTGGCATGGAGTCTGAGTACCAGATTAACCGTCAAGGCACACTGATGGTTGCTAAGTACGCAATGGGACACAACGTCCTGCGTCCAGCAGCCTGTATCGGTCTGTCTGAGGTTTAATAAACTTGGGGGTAGCTTAACGGCTACTCCCTTTTTTACTTGGAGAATGATATGCCAGAAGTTGCAGGTAAACATTATAAGTACACTAAGAAGGGTATGGCACAGGCTAAAGCTGCGGCTAAGAAGACTGGTGCTACCATGAAGTATAAGAAGAAGAAATGATATGGCTATTACACACGCAGGTGAAACCTTCCAAGGACTACGTATACCAAAGCGTTCTCCTAAGGGTAACAAATCACATGCTGT